CCCTCAACAATATATTTTTTATATAAATGTGGGTGTTGTTCTTTGAAAGATTTAACATCAAATCTAGTTGTGCCTTTTTTGGCAATCTCTATATAATAAGATTTAGATTTATATTTGTTAATTATAGAACCACCAAAACTATCAACAATTTGTAGAGCTTCTTCTTTTACATCTACCCAAGTTTTATTAAATAGTTTTCTTTGATCGTTTAACTCACACGCTTTGAATAATTTTACATTTTCAATAAGTGAAAGTGTTTTTGTTTTTTTTAATTGTACTACTTTTTGTGTTGTCATTTGATTTACCTCTTTGTTAAGTTGTTTTTTTATGTTTAACACTCCCCCAATTTAATGGGATATAATGAGAAGTCAAGAACTATTTTAAATTATTTAAGTCTTTTTTAGACAAAGTAATTGTTCTATGATTACTTACACATTTAAAGGAAATATTGTCATCAATGAATAAATCAACATCACTATTATATAGTGATTTAATTCTTTTAAGTATTACTGGGCTATCACTCATAAACTCATTTGTTCCATCATGAGCTTCAACAAGTTCGTAATTATGTAATAAGCATGAATAACTATCTTCTTCCAGTTTAATTAAAACCACTACATCTTGTGGTTTAACTTCTATTGTAATCCACTTATAGTATTCCCAAACATGAATAGATTGATTTTTATTATTTCTAAAAACAGATAAATCGTTAAAGCTCCATTTTTGAGGGGTGAGAGTAATCATTTTTAAAATTAGTTATTGCCCTATGTTGAAAAACACAGGGCAATTTGATTGTTTAATTACTTGGTAATTCCTTTAAAGTATTGTGTGGAATTGTCATATTAATAGAGCTCTTTTTAGCTATTAGTGAAATATGTTTTAATACTTCACTTCCAATCATATCACTATGTAATAAGTCGGTAGCTTCCTCTAGTTTATCATCAAGTGTTTTTAGTTCTTGACCCTTTTTAGAGTTATAAAAAGCTGTCTCTGTTTCCTCTTTACATTTATCTTTGAGATAATTGTCAAGTGCATAAGTAAAACTCATGGTATCCTTGTCACCATATTTATCAAATGTTGGAAGTCTATTGTCGTAATCATCTTCCCAATTACGAGTTTGTTTCCAAGAAGTAAGACTATCTTCAATCACACCCCATTTAAGTCTTAATTTTTCTTTTAAACCCATAAGACGCTTCTCATAGTTTAGTTTGTAATCATTATATTCATTTTCAACTTTTTTAAGTTCAACAATATATTTGTCCAAACCTAATCTTTTTTTAAATGGAATATAATTTGATTGTACTTGCTTATTAATTTCCTCTTGATGTTGAGATTTAATAAGTTGTTTTTTTGTAGAAAATTTAGAAGTTAATTTTTGCTCCCAATATTCTCTGTTATCTTTGCTTATTTGTTTATTACTCATTTTATCATTTCCTTTTTTTATTGTTAGTTAATGAGTGCCCTTAATGGCTAGCTTCCAAAGGACACTCCGAGTGTTTTTAGTCATATCTGATAAAAAACACACAAAAATTTTGTTATAATTACCTATCTCTACTTATGGCAACGTGTGGACAAATTCTATTAATAAAAGTTAATAAATGCCAAACTACAATGTCATAAGGTTTCTCATTAGTTTTACAAAAATCAAATGATATATCTTGACCTGCATAAGTTTTGTCAAATGGTGTTTTAGCTTCTCGATTTAAATAAAAGTCCTCGTGACCATTATCTCCAATACCATTAAACTTAATAATATCTTCTGTGCTTTGATCTTCAATTAAATGACCAACAACAGTTTTAAGATAGCTAAATTCCTCTTTGATTTGTTTCCATTCTGTATCTGTAAAGTCGTTGTATTTATGCCAGTAGTTAGTGTAGCCCATTTTATTTTGCTCCTTTTTTAATTGTTAATTTATACATATCCCACTTAAATAAGATATATTTAACAATAAGTCAAGGCTTATTTTATACCCAAAAAGGCAATTAAAATAATGATTATTAATGTGGGTAAGGGGTAAAATACTATTAATCTTACTAAAAAAGCTAAAAAATTATCCATAGCAACAAAGATAATATTAAAAAAAATTAATACAAGATTAAACTTTTATTTTTCTAATTGATTGAATTACTGAAGTTGGAATAATTGTAGTATTACCAATATTATCAAATGTTGGCTTTTCTTTTGTTTCAATATAATCAGTAAATATTCTTGTAATACCTTTTGATTGAGATAACAGATATCCTTTTGAAACACACACAGGTAATTTTTGATTTTTTAAATCTTTGGTGCTACTCCAACCTGCGTCACCCTCAATATCAAGCCACTTTATTTCAACATAGGGATAATCTAAAATATTATTTCCTAAATTTTTAAAATTAAAATTTAAAATTTTTGTTTTTTGTATTTTTTTAGTTTTCATAATTCCCACATATCACTTCAAAGTTTTGAAAATATTTTCCACATATCACTTCAAAGTTTTCATTTTTTTACTTTAAATTCGTTTTCATAAGTAATGTCTGTTCCATGGTCCTTAAAATTTTTATAAACTCTTTTATTATCCTCTGTAAGAATTGATACAATACCCACTGATGTTTGTAGATGTTGGTTGTGAATTTCATTAAAGACAACCATAAAATCCCCACCATCAAGTAATTTTTTCTGGCGTAACGTCAATGATATTTTTGGCTTCTCCAATTTTACCTTCAAGTTCGGATAACCGTTTCTCAAGTTGTTCACGACTCATACCCTCCAATCCAACATGGGTTACTTCTTTTTTATCTACAAAAAATCCTGCCATTTGTCCACTACGATACTCTGCATTTACAGCTACAGAAAATTGTTTTTTATCCTCTGCTTTTTTACTTAGTGTCTCAAATCTTTTATATTTCTTAAGCTTGTCCCCTTCGTGTTTTTTTAATTCCTGGTTATATTTCATTTCCATATAACGCACTACATGAGGATTTTTATTTGGATCAGTTAATCTACTTGCAATTTCTGTCGGTCCTTCTTTTTTAATAGATTGGTAACCAGCCCGAGTAGCTGCTTCAGTTTTGGAGATCTCCCCCCAATTACTAACATATATATCTACAAAGGCCTTTTGCTTCAATGTGAGCTCAGATGTTGATTTCAAAGTATTTTTTCTTTTAGTCATCTTGACCTGTTATATCATAAATTTTTTCCTAATACTCTTTCTTACAAACTTTTTTATTTTTATTTTTAAGCAGAAAATGGCCTCAAGCAGTGTATTTTCCTAGAATTACTAGGAATTTTCCTAGTGTTTTCCTAGTGTGTTTTGCTCTAGAAGTGTTGTGTTTCAATGTTTTTCCTAGTTTCCTAGAGAAAAACCCTTACAAACTTTTTTTTATTTTTTTTTTTCTAAGGAAGTGTACTAGGAAACGAGCCCCGTGAACCGTGGTACTTGGTAATTGATACCAGGTTAACGTACCATTGACCCAGATAAAAGATTGACGGATCCTGGCCAATGCCTTAAAGTTATTTTGAGTAATGTTTGTTATCATTTTCATTACCTCAATTGTTAGTTAACTTAGGCTCACGTTTTTGAATTCCTTTCTAGTGGGCCTAAGTTTTATTATGAGAAATCTTTTCGAAACATTAATTGATGTCGGCTCAGGGTTATTACTCTCAACCTTAGTGCAGCTATATATATTCCCCTATTTCGATATGTACCCAACCGTATGGGAAAGCTTCCATATTGCAGTAATATTCACGGCTATTTCAATTTGCAGATCTTGGTTTTGGAGAACATTTTTTAGACGAAAAAAAACTTGATTTTAAATTAAAATTTTATATATTTTACTTATCATATAACTTTGCTTATGTGTTTGCAGACCTGCAGTTATAGAGATTGCTCCCTAGACTGCAGGTTAAATTTCAATTTCTAAATCCTTTTTAAAATTATCAACATAAACATTATCAGCGTCCATTATTTGTCTACGCTTATTTTCAACATTACGTCTTAATTCTTTACGGGCATCAGCATCAGTTTCAATTTTAAGTCTTTGAAATAACTTATCATATTCATACCAAAGAAAATGTTTTCTTTTAAATTTGATATCTCCGTTCTTTAAAGCTTTGTAATACCGGTACCTAACATTGTCTGGTTCCCATCCTGCCCACCAACAGATCTGTTCAAAATCTTTAGAGGTTGCTATCCAATAATGTGCATCGGTTTTATGAAGTGAAGCTTTACGATCTGCACTCAGAGCTCTAGTATCTTCAAACGCATTTAAAATGACATGCCTCCATAACTTCTGTTCATTGCATACATGATTTTCTGCAACAATATCGGCAGTTATTTTAATGCCCATAAGTTTTAATAAGTCTACTGAGTAGAGCACGATAATGGCCTTTCGATTTTTTAAAGTTTAATCGAGTGGCGACCTCAAAGTGTTCGTGTACATCATCAATCAAAGTTGTGATGGCTGCGCCTTCTAAACCTTCTTCACTAATATGTTCAGAGATATCTCTAAAATCCAATTGGGCTTCTGCTTTAGTATAATTATCCGCCATCATTCGTAGCGTCCTCTCTACTAAAATCTTTAAATTGTATTACGTTGTCTTTGTATTTTACTTTCGTTTTCTTAGTTATCTTCTTATGAATCTTATCAGCTTTGTGTATAAAAAATAAATCGTTTGAGTCTTCCAGGAATCTAGCATCCATATCGGTGTAACCATAGTTAACCCCATGGAGCATAGCAAAGATTACAGATTGTAGTTTGCTATATTCTTTTTCATTAAATTTTTTAGCAGCACTAACTAATACTTTTGTTAGATCAGTGATACCATCCGTTTTGTCTGCCATTAATATAATCCCACGCTACTTTAAATAATAATACTTGTTCTGCTTCTGATGATGAGCCGTGAGTCGTGTTTCCTGATCCGTTGCAAATGATACAAGATACAAACGATTTGTTTGAAGTCATGATACGACCCGTTCCTTTACAGTCGGTACATATCTTGTAGTTGCGTTTAAGTTTAGTCATATAAAAAAATTACCTTGATGGCAAGTACTTATTATAAACTAATCAGTGTCGTGGGTACAAGGGAGGTAGAAAATTATTTCATAATAGGTTCAAAGATATCATCCTCTAATTCAGGTTCTTGATTACTAAGTTGTTGTAATCTTCTTAATGCAGTTAACTCAGTGTGCGCCATATTCTTTTCCTCGACACAAAACCTTACTCTTTTTTCACAAAAATCTTTTAAGTTTAATAAAATAGCTTCTGGGTCATCTTTCACAAAAGGATTGTTAGTCATTCGAATAATCTCAGAACAAAAAATTTCAACTGCTCGACTACCGGCTATGTAATTATTTAATTTACCAATCTGTATTGTATTTTTAAATTTTCTATTTTTATTGTAGTTAAATTTTAATCTGTCGAATTCTTTTTTCATATAATTATTTTTTACGTCTAAGGTATCTTTTTAAAATATAATTAATTAAGTCTAAAGCTTTAGAAGATTGTTCGTATCTCAAGAACATCATTCTCCAGGTAGGTCTTATCTTCATTCTATGTCTAACAAATTTATCTCTTTCACGTGCTAACTGTTCTCTCTTCTCAAAAGCTTTCCATCTTTTACCTAGAGGGTTGCAGTTTTCCCATTGGTCCACTGCAACAGAATTAACATCTAACCATTTACCATGGCGTTTCATTGCGTTTACCTTTAATAAATTTATTTTCATTAATTTAATTTATTAGTATTTTTTGCATGACACAATTCTAAAAATTCATCTGGGTCCATATACTCTAATTTATGTTCTTCTTCCTTTTTAACATTTTTCAAAGTAGGAGATAAATTTTTTATACCAAATAACTCATCTGCACCTGTCTGAAGTATTTGTCTCATGATACTTGGATGTTTCATTTTACGCTGTGCCTTAGCTATAATTTGACCTACTCTTGCTCTACTTACATTAAATTTTTTTGCTATCTCTTCTCCACTATGCTCAACACCGTAATCAAAACCAAATTTCATTTTAAGCATAGCAGCTTCTCTAGGTTCAAGACCCATCTCAATAGCATAACGTATTCTATTTTTAGCTTGTTGCTCCATAAGTTTTTGTTCTTGGTTTTTTGTTGGATTAATAATTTTTTTAAGTTCTTGTTCTTTGACTTTAATTTCAAAAGATCTTTTATTAAAGCCTTGTATCTGTCTTGAAGTAAAACAATCTTCTAAAGTTACATTAAGAACTTCTAACATTTGACGGCAGGCTGTAACCATTAAACCGTTTTCAGTAAAAGGTTTTACCTTACCTGCTATTAGTTCTGTTAGTTGTTGATAAGCGATTTTGTGTGAGTGACAAAAACTCCTGACACTAACAAATCCACTGTCTTCAATTAGTTTTAATATTCGTTCGTTTCTTATTGTTATTTTAACTCTATAGTCTTTAATCATTTTTATACCTTTAAGTTGATTTGCAGAAATATTACCAAATTGGAATACCCCTGCAATAACTTTTTTTATAGGACTATCCCATATTATTTTCCAATAAACTCTTTCCTACTGGCATCTCTCATTTTCAAGAATTTAAATTTTGCAATTTTTAACATCCTGTCAAATAAAGACTCTGCTTTAAATGTCTTTACAACATTCATTATTTTACCATTCACTATAAATGTAAGTGTGTTGTTAGCATGATCCAGTTCTATAGTGAACAATTCTTTAGCTTTGATTCTAGTGTCAACTCTTTTTAGATCGTTCTCTGTCATCATGACCATCTCCGTTTAATAATTTTTTTCTAAAACTTTCAACAGTTGTTTTATTTTTCTTTGCTTGATGTTCTACATAGTCATTCAATAATTTAGAGACCATAGCTCCTGGAGCTCTAAACTTTGATTTGCAAAGTGATTTTAAAATTTTATAATCAGTAGCAGGAATTGCTACTGACTTCCATTTATTGATGTCCATCTTTGACCTCCATATCAGATGTGAGTACTAAAGGTTCCATTGTTTCTGTAATACCTAAAGCATCTTTGAGTCTTTTATTCTCTTCTTTTAATTTATATATGTTTTCTTCTAGTAATTTAACGCTACTCATTAATTTATTAAATGCATTTTGCATTCTAAGTAATGAATTTAATTCACCTTCAGGTTTTTGACCTAACGGTAAAACATCAGGTGTAGTAGACGGTTCAATAACTTCTCTACCACCTTTTGGTTCAAACATAATTGCCATTTTTTTATCCTCCATTGTAGGTTTGTTTTTATTATGGTATCTTAAATATATGGGATGTAATTAGAAGTCAATGAAAATAATTTTAATAATTTATGTGTGTTCAGTAGTTAGTAATAACTGCATGCCTCCTATAGAATTTAAAATTCCTTACAAAGACTCATTCGATTGCTATATAGATGGCTACAAAAAATCAGTAGACTTACTTGAAGAAATGGGTAGAGATGAAGTAAATACATATGAGATTTATACAAAATTTACTTGTAAAGAATTATTAGAAACTTAATGTTAATAAAATTTATACTACTAACTTCATTTTGTTTAACTTACCCAAATGGAGAAACAAAGTGTGGACAATACCTCAGAGATAACCTCTCAGATGCTTCAGAGTGCAGATCTATGGCTAAGGCTATAGGTACAGCTCAAAAACGTAAGATCGAAGAATTAGGGGGCTCTATGGCCTCTTATGATGTATTTTGTTATGCTATTGACATCCAAGGCATGGATATTGACCAAAGCTTTGAAATATCCTATAATATCTTATGACAGCTTATCGTATCAGAGCATACATGGGAGGTTTGCAAGTAGACCAAGTAGTTGAAGCAACCGATTGCAAAGAAGCGATATTAAAAGTGTCTGAACAAGTGGAGGATGGTAGTGCCGAAGTTATCAATGATGGCTTCACGGGTAATAAAAGACTCCACGTAACATACGAGGAGATCGTAGATGTTAAGTAAAGAAAAATTGGAGCTACTTAAAAAGCTTCAACATAAAGAGCATGCTTGGTCAGCTAGTCTTATGACTCATGGTGGTTGTACTACTGATATGTTGGCAACTGAGAGTGAAATAAAATCTCTTAGAAATCAATTAAAGTATCAAGATGTTCAAGAAAATTTAGCTGCAGTAGGCTAATTTTTTTTAAGTTTTAAAAAACTAAACTTTTTTCCTAGGGATTCTTTCGGCTTAATAAACTCATAGTGGTTTATAATTTTTAATAGTCTTTCTCTTTTCACAGTAGCATACGGTAAAAATAATTTTGCAAGGTACAATGCTTTTTGATGTGAGCATCTCCATCTCCACTGATCTACTTTACCTAGTGATCCTTTACCAATACCTTTGAAATGAATACTTCCAACCTTAACAATATCATAAAAATTTTTAATGCAATCTAAATCTGTCATTGCAACTTCCATTGCAACATTCCATTTTAAATAAGTCTTACCGTTTGGTTTATTACATTTATATTGTGCATAATTAATGTTACCTTCACCATCAAATAATCCTGCTGCATAAGCTATTAAGTCCTTGTTATCATGAGGAAAATTTCTATTTAGCATCTCCCCAACTCTTTCCAAGTCCGACATCAACTACTGAAGGAACTTTAAAATCAATTGATTTTTCCATAATAGATTTTATTTTATCTGCATGAGCATCGTCTTTGATATTAAAACAAAGTTCATCATGTATCTGAAGCATAGGTAAATGTCCTGCATTGTAACAATCTAACATTGATTGTTTTGTTTGATCAGCTGAGGATCCTTGAATTAATCTATTCAAAGCTTTGTAAGTAAAGGCTCTTTTAATATTATTTCTACCATACTTAGCAACTGCGTCTTCAAACTTTTCTGCTTGATGAAGTCCAAAGTCTCTAGTCTCCCATTTATCAAATCTACACTTCCTGCCTTTTTTAGTTCTGATCACACCCTTCTCATCTGCTGCTAACTTACATCTGTCAGAAAGTTTTCTAATAAAAGGAACCTTCTTATTATATTTTACAATCAATTCATCTGCTTCATCTTTAGTAACCCCTAAAGACAATGCTAATTTATTCTTACCCATTCCATACATGATACCAAGACCAATTGTTTTAGCTTGAGTTCTTTCAATACCTACAAGATCTGCAACCGTTTGATGAAAGTCTGCATCATCATTCTTATAGGCCTCTACTAATTCTTGTGCCCCCTCATAACCATTGTCTCCAATAGATGCTGCATAGTGAACCGTCATTCGTGGTTCTTGTTGCGAGTAGTCAAATGAGCCCCATTGATAGCCTTCTTCCGGTATAAATAGAGACCTTATCTTAGGTCCTAGTTCCTTGTTTCTGGCTGGCACTTGTTGTAAATTAGGGTTACTCATTGATAATCTTCCAGATACTGTACCACCTAAATCAGATCTAAGTTGTTGTATCTCTCCATGGATTCTACCTTTAACCTGGTACCTTAGGATAGAAGATAAAAATGTGCTATGAAATTTATTGATCTCTCTTGCACTCACAATAAGTTGTGCTATTTTGTTCTTATTATTTATCAACCAATTTTGTGTAAAGGAAGGTTCGTTTGTTTTTTCAGTTCTTGGATAATCTAACTTCATTTTGTCGAAAGCTTTGGCAATATGGCGTGGTGCCCAAATGTCTACTTCTGTTCCTGATTCTTTTTGTATGGCCTCCAGTAATTCTTTTTCTTGGGTCATCATTTCTTTTTTTAATTTTTCAGCTGATTCCACTTGGACTCTCACACCTCGTTGACGCATTTTTATCAACACCGGAATTAGTTGCTGCTCAAGATCCCAAACTGTTTCTAGACTTTGTGTTCTTATCTCTTGTTTAAATCTCTGCCATAACTTTAATGTAAGCACTGCATCTTGTTCTGCATAGTAACCAACATGTTCTGCAGGTAACTTCCACATCTCTGCTTTAGGATCTATACCATGTGCTGCGGCTGCTTCTCTTAATTCTGTTTCTGCTTTTATCTCACCTAGATAATCTACTGACAAACTATTTAAATTATATTGAAATCTATTTTCATCTATTAATGCTGCTGCTATCATTGTATCTATGATTGGTCCGTTGACCGTGACCCCTGATGCTTCTAACCAACCTACATCGTACTGAGCATTATGAAATACTTTAGCACAAGGAAGTGCACATACATCCTTCATATATTTTTTTACTTGTTCAGGTATCATGTTACCACCACCTAAATGACCAAACGGAAAGTATCCTTGCCATCCATCAACGGCTACTGCAAAACCTACAATCTCTCCTTTACCTAAAGCCCAACCAGCTCCAAGCTTTTCATTAATACCATCATCTCTAGTTTCTAAGTCAATTGCTATCTCCGTTGCACCAGATAGATCTTTATATTCTGATGGCGTGTTCCACATTGATTTCTTAAATGTTAGGGTAAGTTGTAGTCCGTTCATATAATTTACTTTTGTTTTGTTTTAATGATCTTAAAAATTTAAGTTCTTTATTTCGTTTATCTAAAATAGCTTCATTCAAATTGTTCTGATAAATACCTGCATCTACTAAAATACTATCTTTACTTGCATTGTGGATTACAGACTTAGGTAACCATATACAATAACCATTCTCTAATTTTATACGAATAGCTTTTCTAGTTTGTGTTACTAACACATAGTTTCTAATTGCTCTCATTTACAAATCTTTTATGTACCTTCTTAATAAATTGTTTAACAGCACAGGGACCACAATAATAAATTTTATTCTCTATTATGACTGCATCCTTATCACACTTACTACACTTTATTTTTTTTTTCATCTTTCAAATGTTGTTTCTCTAATTCACAGTAATGAATAATCTTATCTATATCTTCTATTGTTTTACCTTTGAATAAGTATCTGCATACATATTTAATTACATTTGCTTGAAAAGGATTAAGACCATTCTTTCTTATAAAAGTCCATGGTTGAATAATAAACGATTGGTAGTGAGATCCTCCAATTTGTTTTTCATCAGCATCTTTAGCTTCATCAAAAATTCCGTTATTTGTCATTTTTCTCCTGGACATAAATTAAATAGTCTGACCCAATTGGGTAGTTAAACTTATAGTCTGTTCTTAATAAATGTAAAGTTTTTCTTGCTCTTGTTGCACCGGTGTACCAAACCTTACGTTCATCACTTTTTTCTTGTTTGTTTTTATTTGCATAGTCAGATGGATAATTACCTTTACTATAAAGTACAACATGATTTGCTTCACCACCTTTAACACTATGTATTGTATCTATTGTTATTAATGGATCCTTATCTAATTCTTTTTGTCCATATCTTCTTAATAATCTTATAAAGTGTCTTACTTGTCTTGGTTTAAAATTTCTTCTTAATATCCAATACCAAGGTTTATTTTTTTGTGTGTCTTCTAATGTTAGACCACACCATTCTTTTAAAGTTTGAAAGTCATATTCTCTTAGGTCTGGTTCGTTCCTCCAAAATTTATCCAATCTAAATGCAGGGTCATCAAGTTCTCTTATATACTTAACCATATTACGTGCTGCTCTCTTATCTATTTTTTTATTCATACTAATAGTTGTCCAAGCTTTAATAGCTTCCCATTGTTTCTGATCAAAACATTTAGTACCTTTGTTATCTTTGTAATATAACCCTGCGTCCTTAGCTAACATTCTAAGTTCATTTACAGTTTCATTAATACGACCTAGGATGTACCAATCTTCTTTTAATGACTCAAAAGGTATTTCTTTAAATGATAAATAACTTTTAACAGATCCTTTAGATTCTCCTGGCTGATATTCTTTCTCCTCACTATCTCTTATCCCTCTTCTTATTACTTGAGAGAACCTGTGTATTGCTTCTCCAAACCTTTGAGTCTTTCTTAATTTTACTTTTCGACCTGGAAAGAACTTAGTAAAATATTTTGGATCAGCTCCATTCCATTTGTATATGGCCTGATCATCATCTCCTGCAAGGTATATCCTATCTACTTTAGGTGCCATCTTATATAACACTGACCATTGTAACGGGGTGCAGTCCTGTGCTTCATCTAATATTAAAACTTTTAATGGTGGGAAGTCTACTTCTGTTATTGCTCTTTGAATCATATCATCAAAGTCTATGAATGATCTCTCTCCTCCACCTGTCTTATAATGTTCATAAGTATCTATCTTTCTTTTAAATACTGTAAGTGAATCTCTTTTATAACTCTCCATCTTGTATGCTTCTTCTGGATCAATTAATAAATTCCTAGCTTTACTATAAACTCCTAATGACCAATCCTTATACATAAAGTTATCATCTGCTAATCTCTTGTCTGAAGATTTAATTACCTTAGTCTGTAATGCAAAATCAATTGTACAATCTTTAGGATCAAATACTTCTTCTGGAAAATATCTCCTACAATAAGTATGTAGTGTTTTAAATCTTGAGAAGTCTTCAGTAGAATAATTTGGAAAAGACTCCATGGCTCTTCTCACTGCAGTATTAACAGCTTTGTTAGTAAAAGATAAATAAGCAATATCATTTGGCTTAATACCTTTTCTTAAATAACTTTTAAGAACCTTTTCAATCAGTGTGTATGTTTTACCTGTACCTGGAGGACCAAAGATCTTTACTGTTTTATGGTAAAGATCTTTAAGTATTTTAAGTTCTAAACTTTCCTGTGTGGAATTCGTCATCCATCTCCGATACAGTTTTTGTTGTTTCTTTTTTTTCTGCTACTTTGTAATCAACAAACTTAGGCATCATAACTGACCATACATTCTTAACACCTTCATGATAATCATGTCTATCACAACTAAGTAGGTTCAATGCTTCACTAGCACTTTTAAATGTTTTATCATTACCTAAAAACTTTTCAAAAGTAATCTTCTTGAAATAACAAATGTTTGTTGTTGAGTCTAGTATAACATAATTATCTTTAAGTTTTTCAAAGTCATCTTCTTCAATATGACTCTCAAAGAATTTTTTAAGAAAATTATATTTCTCTTCACCAAGTGTATCCTCAAATTTCATCTTCTCATTCTCTACTGCTTTTCTAACTAATGTAGCCATAAGCATTTCAAATGGAGATGGTCCCGACTTAGGTTTAGGTAATGTCATCCAATAGATACCATATCTAAGTAACTTAACTCTAAAAGATTTTTCATCTTTCATATCTTCTGGATTAATTATTATTTTTTCACCTTGGAACTTAAATGTATACTCAATTGATTTAGTGGATCTAATAAACTCTACATCTTCAAAGTCATCAATCATATCTGGTACTTGCGAACCAATACCAAGCTTTCTCAATTTACATAAGTCTTTATTACATATAGGTGTAATTGCATTAAGCTTAGGTGGACACTTATAATTATAATCTTTTTTAACAACTGATTTAGCAACAGATGCCTCAACTTCTTTTGGATCCATTGGTGTTACAAATAACTCTTGATTTCTTTTTTGTAATATATCACTCATATCTTTTGCATTAATATTACCGTCAGCTTTTTTCATCTCCAAAACACCAACGTTGTAAAGTAAATCATTCCTGTGACTACCAGACCATTTATCCATAATCATTTTTTGAACACAAGGAGGATAATCTTTCCAATCACTCTCTGGTTCATATTCTTTTACTTTTAGATTATTAAGTTCTTTTAAGGATATTGTTTTATTCTTAACCATTTCTAAGAATGCACCAATCATTACTGGTGTATTCTGATCATTATAAGCAAACTCAGTTGTAGCATTCATATTGAAGTAAGGCATATTCATACACTTATTCATTGGAAATACTTCTAATGCCTGAAAGAAATTTTTATTCCATTCATTTAGTTTTTTCAAAACATCTTTAACTGAATACCAATCGTCTAAGAATAAAAATAAATGTAGGCCACCAGACTTAGACCTTACCGGTACCAATGGTAATTGATTATCTCTTAATATATCTATAACTTTTTTTTGTGAATAATCTTTGTAACTTTGTGGGTCTATATCTATACATCCCCATTTGCATACATCACCTTTCTCTGGTTGTGTTCCTATTCTTTGTTTACCTTCTAAATGATTTTTCCATAATTCAAGAGTAATTGGTTTATGTATCGTAAGACACTTAACCTCAACCTTACCTCTCTCATCTACTCCTCCAGTTGGAGAAGTAGTGAGATAGAGATTAGAATTACCCTCAAATATCTTTAAGAGTTTTTGCTCCATGATTAATTAAAATGGAGTTGCTTCTTTAGTAGCTTGATTGTTACCTTGAGATTGATTCTCTTGAGAGAAATCTACTTTTCCAAAGATATCACTTGTCATTGCACTTTTGTAAAATGCTTGAGTGCTCTGCAATGTTTTAAGATTTTTATCCGTTGATAAAATTTCTTGAAACTCTACAACCCAACCACCCCAAGTATAATCCTTACTCGATTCTCTTGTGACAGACAGTTTATAAACTTGAGAAAAACTAGGGGGATTAAATAATCCTTTTTTACCTTGCATCCTTCTCGATTGTATCATTGAGTTCCACATTTTAGATTTTTTCTTTTGTGTAGACTTCATGGTAATTAATGCCTGTTCTTCTACATTAAGATCTTTATCTAAAATCATAACAAAGTGATTGCCTGTGTCTTCAATATAATTACCATTTGGCAATCTATCTTTACCACCTGCATCTCTTTTTGTTTCACTCATAACTGCTGGATCTGTATGTATCTTTACAGGTCTTCCAGTAGACTCACCCATGTCTTGCCACTCATTAAAAGTGTTTATATACAAACATGGTGTAACTAAAAAGCCATCTCTAGCTTTCCATACTTTACCAGATGTTTCACTCCAAATATCATATAGACCAGCCCCTTCAACAAACCTTGGATCTTTATCATCCAAGACTGGAGAGTTTTGATATATAATTTTTAATATTGGTAGTTTAGTATCCCGAGCTGTTACAAACTCGTTACCTTGTCCTTCCATTGACTCTAAATCTAAAGTCGATGGTAGGTTTTCTTTTTTAGTCGCTATCGCTTTTTCTTGTTGCTTTTCTATCATGGTTACTCCTTCGTGGTTATTTTAGTTTTATTTGCAACGTAAGTTCCAAACAAATCTGCAGGAACATCTTGACCCAAATCTCTAATCTGTTCTGTTACAAACGATCTAAGACTACTTGGATGTACTGATGTTTTCTGCTGAACTGCTAGACCTTTATTCTTCAACTCTTCTACAAGTGCTTTTGCTTCATTGTCTTGCTTCATTTTAAACTCCAAAGATACTTGGTTTTTAATCAAGTCTCCATGACCGTTTGCACGTAGCCAATCAAAAGCTTCTTCACTTCTAGATGCTGGTATTCTTGCAGAGTAGAATGGTTTAACCTCTACGGATATTCCACCTTCGAGTTTAATTAACTCTACACCTGCTTGTTGCATTAAGTTTGGAATTGTTTGCTCAGAAAGATTAGTCTCAACTTCTTTTAACTTTTTTAGTTCGTCTTCAGCCGTTGCTATTTTTTTCTGAGTTTCCAATAACTTTTTGCAAGAGTCGGTAATGTCAGTCGACATTGCCATATCTATATTTACTATAGATTCTGCTTCTAAGTCCATAAGAACCTCCTTAATCGAATCAATATATTATTTGTTTGATCTTTGCAAATAAATAATTTAAATAATTTTACAATGTATAAATACAAAACAGAACCCTTCAAGCATCAAAGAAGATCGCTTGTAGAAGGGGCTAAACCTTACAACTTTGCATACTTCATGGAGATGGGAACTGGTAAAACAAAGGTTGCTATAGATAATGCAGCTTATTTGTATCAAGATAAAAGAATTGATTTTGCATTTGTAATTGCACCAAACTCTGTATACCAAAATTGGAAAAAAGAAATTGATGTTCATTGTCCAGAAGATACTAACATTTATACATGGAAAGTTTCAAAAGATAAAACATTTAAGATGGATCCAGATAAACTTACATTTGTACTTATGAATGTTGAAGCGTTATCTCATGCATCTGGAAAGAAATGGTTAGAATCTAAATTACAAAAACATGGTATGAGAAGTATGGTTATATTAGATGAAAGTACTTCCATTAAAAATTTAAGAGCATCAAGAACTAAAACTATTATTAAATTAGGCCAACTTGCTAGATACAAAAGAATTCTTACAGGTTCACCTATAACTAAATCACCATTAGATTTATTTTCACAATGTGCATTTTTAGATAAGAAGTTATTAGGCTATGATAATTTTACTGTTTTCAAAGCTAAGTATGCAGTTATGTTTAGTATAGAACGTGGTGGATATAACATACAGATACCAAAGTATTATGTTAACTTAGAAGAGTTAGAATATAAATTAAAAAACTTTTCATACAGAGTAAGAAAAAAAGATTGTCTTGATCTACCAGAAAAGATGTATGTACAAAGATATGTAGATCTACCGGATGAACAAAGAAAAGCTTATGAACAATTAAAAATAACTGCACTAATGACTCTTCAAGATGCAGAAGTATCCTACAATAATAAACTTACTGAACTACTTAAATTACAACAAGTAGCTAATGGCTTTGTCAAAACAAATGAAGGAGACATTGTGGATTTTAAAACTAATGCCAAGCTTAATGAGTTAATGAATATAATAGGAGAGACAGAAGACAAGTGTATTATCTGGGCTAACTATGTTCATAATATTGAAAGCATCAAAAAGAAATTAGCAGAGACTTATGGTGTAGACTCAGTGGTATCTATCTATGGTAAAGACTCAGTAGATGTTCGTAATCAAGCAGTAGAGAAATTTCAAAATAATGATGAGTGTAGATTCTTAGTAGGTAACCCAACAGTAGGTGGTTATGGTTTAACACTAACTGCTGCTAAGTATGTTATCTATTTTAGTAACTCTTATAATCTAGAAGTTAGACAACAGAGTGAAGACAGGGCTCATAGAATAGGACAGAAGTCTCAAGTAACTTATATTGATATAATTTGTAGAGATACTATTGATGAAATGGTATTACACAATCTTGAAAACAAAATTGAATTATCTGCTAAGACTCTTGGGGAACAGGTTCAGAAGTGGCTTTAGTTTTATGATATCGTTCTACTCTCTCTAACCATTTATCTTCATACTCTTTTAATTTATTTTCATTCATTTTAAATTCTTGGTAAACTTTATCTTTAGTACAGACACATATTAGTCCTTGTGTTATAGGACCATATTGTTTCTTATGCGCTAATGAGTATGCACAGATTTGATAATAATAATCTTCAATATACTCTTCTCTTTTTAATTTGTTTGATTGTTTGAAATCAATAATAGTAGGTTGATCATCATATAAGCCAACTACATCTGTTGCACCTGCCCACCTATCTTCATACGCAAGACTAACTTCATTACCCCATACTTCTTTTAGCTTACCTAAGTTCTCTACAATTTCGTGAGCCATGAGTCGTGGTAAGGCACCCTCTGGTGATAGATTAATATAACCTCTACCGTCAATATAATTTTCAAGTACATAGTGCATCTCAGTTCCTCGAGTTGCAGCTTGATTAGTTATTCTTTGCGCTTCTTGATAACCAACTCTTTCACGCCAAGCATCTAATCCTGCTTTCTTATCTTCTGATTGTGTAGCTGATAATATTGTTGTAACTGATGGTATCTTTAAATCTCCAACATTATAGTGCCGTGAGCCGAGGTCATTGTCTCGAGTATACTTAGCATACTCATATTTGTTTTTGAGTTTTAAGTCGGTAATATAAAATGAATTATTTTCTCTAACAAGACGCACAAGGTCTTTTAGTTTATTTTAAATACAAGGGCAACTATTATTCCTATCATTGATGTCATTAAAAATGCAGTAGAAGATATTAGAATCTTTTCAATTCTATGTATATCTGTATGTAATTCTTTTATTTGTTTATTAGTATTCTCTTGCATAATCCTACATAACTTCTCATGATCATCCATTCTTTGATGAGCAAGTACATCTTTATTAGATGCTTTTCTTGGCATTAATTAAAAGGCCTCACAGTATCTAAAGCTAATGCTTGCCCTGTGTTTGATTGCCCCGTTAAAGGTAAGTTTGATGGTTGAACATTTGGTAGTGGAGCACTAGAGCCAGATTGAACTATAGAACCAACTCTTTGCCCAGAACCTTGTCTTTGTATTCCAGATTGTAAGTATGGATCTATTTCAATTGCAGGTGCATTTTCTGGATCAAACTCTCTTTTAGCAGGAGCACCTGGCATAATACCTGTTTTAAAATATTGTTCATAAGCTTCTTTGTTTCCTTGTACTTTATCAATAGCTGCTTTAGCTTCTACTGGACCAATAATACCTTCTGAAACTAATGCACTACTTAATTGTCCAATGTATCTTGTTAAACCTTGATAGCTATCAATTCCTTTACTACCTTTACCTAGACCTTCAATTAATGCTCTAGTAGTTGCAGGTCTAGACATTGCATAAGCTAAACCAGCTGGACCTAATACAAAAAATGTTGCAGCACCAGGATCGATTGTACCTGTACCAAAACCAACTACACCAACTATTTGTGATAACGCACCAGCTTGTTTCATTTGTACAAGCATGTCTCCACTTGTTCCTGCTGCACCTGGTGGTTTTATTTTACCTTCAATTAATTGTAATCTTCTAACATAATCCTTTATACCTTTTATTTGAGTGTCTTTAAGAAAACCTACTGGTAATCCTGTTTTAGGGTCATTTCCAAATAACCAATCATAGTCTTTCATAAATTTTTCTGCTTTAGGAACACTAAGTTTGTAGTACTGACCTGATTTATCAACACTATTTCTTAAAAAATCTTTGAAGAACTGTCCTTGTAGTGCTCCTTGAATTGCAGTTCTATCAGGAACTACACCACCTGCGGTTTTTATTTTTCCAGAAAATAAATCATACTTTTTACCACCTGCGTTTATTTTAGCGTCTTTTAAACTTTTTTGAAAAGCTCTAAAGTAACTTGGCTTACCTGCACCAATAATATTTTTATATAATCTTTCTTGACCAAAGTCAGTTTTTAATAAATCACTTACAACTTTACCTTCGAATGCCCTTCCTCCTAACCTTGTAAAATCTGAAGCAGCTCTTCTCGCTGCATTTACTGAAGCTGGTAAAGGAGAAGTAGCTAACATAGCTTCCATTCTTTTCTGTATTTCAGCTTGTACTGATTGTGCTCTTCCTACAGGTCTCATTCCCGCTATTTCAGCATATGCAGTTCTAAAAGTATTGTACTCTGCATCATTACCCATTCTATTTAAAATACCTAACATTGTTTGAACATCTGGGTTGTCTGGAACTATATTTTCCTTTGTAGCTTTTTTTATGTAAGTATTTAAATTATCAACTAGCTCATCTTTACCCTTATATGAATTATGAACATTTATTTTTGGTTTAACCGTTGAATTTAATTCTTCTACAATTTCTTTACTTAAAACCATTTTTTTATTTGCGCCAGGGTATAGTGCCTTATCTCTTATAACAATATAGTTATCATTCATATTACCTAATTTAGTATTAGCTTTGTTAAACCCAAAAACTGTTCCTGTCCCACCCTTAGAATCTATTATTATTTTTTGCCCAGTTTGAATTGGAGCAGGTCTTATCTTTACCAAATAAGCAGGGTTATATGAACCATCCGCTCTTATTGTACTTTTAGCTACCCCTTCTCCTAATTCATCCCATAACTTATCTTTTGTAGTTTTATAAATTTGTTGACCACCTCTTATTTGTGAATTTAAAAAAGCTGTAACACCATCTGCAGCAGTATCATAGTCTATCTTTGGTAAGTCCTTTGTTAACACTTTTGTAAAATTATCAATAGATTCAATTGTCATTAATCTACTTAAACCTTCTGTTTGTCTAATAAACGCACCACCACCAATAGATGCAGCAGATAATGAACTTGCTAGCTCAACACCAGATTGTTCTGTAACTTTACCTGCAATAATATTAGCATCTTCAAATTTGTATTTACCTCTTTTTACGTTAAAGAAATCTGGGTTACCTTTTTGTGCACTTAAAAACGCATCGTCAGCTAACTCTGCACTTTCTAGAATAGATCTTTGTTGAGGTGTAATAAATACTTTTTGTGTCTCATCTGATAATTTATCTAATACTTCTTTACTTGGAAGTTTTCCTGTTTCTTTAAACTTAGCAACTTCCTTATAAAATAATTTATCTCCATCTAAACCTCTAATAACATCTTGAGCACCGTCAATTGTTTTTAAAGAAAATCCTGTAACTTTATTATAAACTTTAGCTAAACCTCCAGCCATACCAAAACCAAGTAGTTCACCAAAAGCACCTTGAGCTGTCCCTCTTGCAACTTCTCTTACAATACTTTCTTTTGGATCAAATGTTTGAGATATAGCTGCACCAGCTCCACCCCCTAGTCCCGCACCGGTTACACCACCAATTAATCTTTGTTTATTTTTACTTAAATTTAAAAGTGGTCTAGCTATTCTAGCAACTCTTGCTGCCATCAAACCTGTACCCACTAGTGAAGATCCTCCTGTAAAAGGAGCTGCCGCAACACCTGCAATACCACCAGCGATAGATAAACCTACCTCTGTTACTATTCTCATAAAGTCTGGGCTTGCTAAAAAACTTTCTGTATCTTTATTGTATTTACCTTTTTGTGCATCTGATAAAACATCTTCAGGAGTAATCATAAGTTTCATCTCATCATCAAAACTTAATCCTCCGTCTTTTCCTGCAGCACCTTTAGCTGCTAAAACAGAATCGATAGCTACTTGTTCTTTAGGAGTAGGTTCGGTCCCTTTAATTTTAAATGTGTTTCCTTGTACAACTATCTCTGCCATATAAATCCTTAATTTGCACTAACATCGTATTTGTTACCATCGTATTGTTTAATACTAACACCTTCACTTAAATCTACATAGTTAGAAGCACCTCGTCCAGAAGCCTCCATAATCTCAAGCGCAGTTGTAAAGTCTGCATTGTTATCTTCTGCAATTGCAATAGCATCTGCAAAGTAACTATCTAGCGCTTGTAGTTTTGCTTCAAACGTAGCTTCAGTGTCCCCTACTTGTGGGATAAGTTTTGTAATTCTTTCTGCTTCTTGTTCTGATACTGCTGCACCAGAGATCGCTTGTGTCACAAATGATGTTGCTTGTTGTATTCTACTTTTAAAAGCACCATAGTCTTTTGAAAATTGTGAACCACCTACTTTACCAAGTGATGCTCTTATTCTTGATAAATCACCAAACCCTACAGGTTTACCTAATTTATAATAGTCATCCCCAATTCTAGATAAAATAGTTCTTACTCTTTTACTTCCTTGAATTTGTTTTATAGATTCAGCTGATGGTTTAGATACAACTGTAATTTTTCCTTTACCATCAACTTGAGCTACTGTTCCTTTAGGTAAATTATAATCAACTAATTCTGCATCTGTTAAAGTTCTTGATCTATCTAACGCAGTTCCTTTTTGTTTTTCTACAGATAAGATAGTTGCAGGTAATTTTCCAATACCCTCACCTAATGCAGTTAAAGCATTACCAACACCAGAACCTTTTGCTTGAAGTAATGGTGCAGCCAAAGTTGCTGCGTAGATTGCTTTTTCTTTTGGTGACAGTGAACCTAGACCACCAGCTTGAAAATGTTTTATAGTTGGCTTTAAAGATTTAAAGTATGTAGCCTTAAACATTTTTCTAGTTAATACTTTATCCATAACTATTTCGGTTGCATCATGTTATAAGCTGCATATCCACCTAACGCTGTACCTGCTGCTTGAGCTAAAGGATTAGATCCAGGAGCCGTGGTTGCTGTAATACTACTCTGTGTAGTAGGTAAGTTAGTCATGATACCTTTCATAAACTCTACTCTTTGATAAGGCTCATAAGCTCTTTGTAATTCTGTTGCTCTTTGTGCGTCTAATGCTCTTTGACCAATACCTCTTTGTAATGCACCTGCTTGCATCTGTGCATTAATATCCGCTAATGACATTGCTTGTTGTTGTGCACCTAATTGACCTAACAATTGTCCACCTGCAAGTTGTTGTTGCCTTTGAGTTTGTGCTGCACCTAATGCAGTTTGAAAACCTTGTGCTTGTGCTTGACCCATGGCTTGTAAAGTTCTGTTTTGTAATTCTGCTTGTTGTACTCCTTGTCTACCACCACCAAAGGCACCCGCATCTACCGCTGATGCAGATAATTGATTTTGCGCTATTTGACCTTGTCTACCAATTTCATTTGTAACATACTGTTGATAAGGATTTAAAAATTGTCCAATGTTTGGGTTTTGCATTCCTGTTGCAATAGAACCTATACCAGCTCCAACTGTTCCTGCGCCAACACCTGTTTGACCTGCTTGCGTAATCCCTGCTTGTTCTAAAGGTGATAGACCTGCAACTTGTATCCCCGGAATAGATACAGGAGTTTTAGCTAAACCTGCTGCTTGATCATATAGTGCTAATTTTCTAGCTTCAACTTCTGGAGCTTCTCTAGCAATTGTAGTTTGTGTACCGGAGCCACCTCCTCCACCTCCACCACCACCAAGATATTGTTTTAATCCTGTAGTAGGGTTAATGCTTCCTTGACCACCAACGCTTTTTAAAAGTGTTGATTCAAATTTATTTATATGTGCAAGTTCAGTATCTCCACCAATACCTTTACCAGATAAATCTTTGTATAAGTCTTTAAATAGTTTTATCTTTTCTTGTACATTTAATTTTTTTATATTTATCATAATTCTTTTTCTACTTGAACATGTGTTGCCACATATCCTTTTTGTTTAAATAAAGGGACATAACCTGGTCTTGAAAAGATTTCCATTTTTTTACAACCTTGTTTTTTAGCCCATTCAGCCACCTTATCAATTTGATCAAACCATTCTTTATACCTTTTACCAGTAACGATTTTAGCATCACAAACTTTATAGTTAGGATATTCTCTAATTTCAGTAACACCCACACATAAAATTTCGTTAGTATCTGTAACAGCCAACCAAAGCTGCATAGTCCCATTTTTACAATGTTCTTTAATATGCTCTTCACTTATAAATCCTCCTGCTCTGACACAAGCTTTGTGTACTAATTCTTTTGCTAAAGGCCATACTTTGTCTACCTCTTCTTTACTGAACTGTATTAGTTTGGTTGTCATTAACTAAATCGTAAATTCTTTTTAATTTTTTTTGTTGATCATAAAAATAATCAGCACCAGCTTTTCTCATACTCTTATAACTTTTTGGATCTCCACCAGATAATATACCTGCCCCTAATACTGCATCCGCACGTGATACAAATTCTCCATCAGCTAACTGCGCTAACATAGTATCTTTGTCTTTATCACCATTACCTGCACCATCTTCTACATAACCCTCTGCTCTTACATAATTATTGTAATCGTTTTCGTTATGGTCTGTTTTTGATGGTAAATAGTTTACACCACCTTTATTAAATTTTGGAATAGCAGTTGCTAGTCCACCTTGATTTGCATAAAATAAATCTGAACGAATAGTATCATCCATAGAAGGTTGAGTATTCTCTGCAGGCACAAACGCTCCTTTTAATTTATCAGATTGCTCTGCATAAGCTTTATCGTAATCCTCTTGTCTATAACCATCTATTCCAGGATCATCTTCATCTCCTCCTTGTAATAAAGGTATAACACTTGAAGCCATTAAGGCAGTTTGTAATTTATTTTTTTTAGCATAATCAAAAAGTTTAGCTATTCCTTCAGGTTCTTTTGTAATACCTGAAGTAATTTTTTGTGCACCAACTAATCCTTTATTTGCTAATGTTGCCTGTTCGGCTGCAGTTCTAAATTGAGCTCCAGCTATATCTGCACCTTTCATTTGAGGTAAGCTTGCTGCTTGTTGGCTTATAGCTGAACCTTGTCCCATACCTAAAAAAGATTTAGCACTTGATAGTGGAGCACCTGTAAATGTTGATCCTCCTATTCCTGCTGCCCCTAAAGCGTAGGCTCCGCCACCTATTAAAGCTGCACTTTGTAATGCTTTCTTAGTTGATTTTCCTCTGAGTTTTTGTATGCCAAATGTGGCTAATGCTAATGTAAATGGGTCCATAGTCTAATTAATTAATTATAGACAATATTACCATTTTACTTGGTTGGTTTCAACTCATCAGCAAAGCGTCCCTCATATTGATGCTCTCCCACATGGACAATAGTATCCCCTATATAAGCATAACATTTACCACCTATATCCTTCCATAACTTACAAAAAGAAAAGTCCTCTCCAAGATAGGTCTTAGTCTCAGGATCGTGTATCGTGTCAAAAAAATTCCACATGTGTGGCTTATCTACATACTCTCCATTTATAACTGTCTTTTGTACAATAGACTTTTCTGGGTATGCTTCTATCATCTTGTCTATGACAGATCTTTTAATTAACATACATCCTGTAGGACTATGAGTTACTTCCATAACACCCTTATCTACTTTTATATCTTTATCATCTGCTACTCTCATAGGATACGTATTAAAGGCTTTCTTTAAATCACTTATATTTTTTATTTGATTATCATTAATTCTATCCATTGCTTTGTCCCACATTATTGTTTTTAAGGGGTATGGTATAGATATAAGATCTTTGTCTCTCTCAATCATTTTTATAATAGACTCTGCCTGAAAGTATATATCAGAATCTATAAATAACATGTGAGTAAAGCCAGATTCTAAAAATCCTGCTACACATAAATTTCTACCTTGTGTAACAAGTGAAGACTTCATTAACTGAAATTTAATTTTTATTTTTTTATGAAATGCTAGTTTTTGTAATTCTAACAATGCTTGTGTGTAGTGTATAGAACATTCACTATGGACAGGTGTAGCAACAAAAATAGAATAAGGTTTTATTTCTTCTTTAGAACTACTCCCCTTCCATAAAGGTTCTATTGCTTTATCAAATGGTTTTGAATCTACTTTTAGTTCTTTGAGTGTTTGATAAGTATCACTATTTATTGTTTCTTTCACTTATGGCTCCTTTCAAAAAGCTTGTCCATTCCATTCCTTTTTTCTTCCAACTATAAAACCGTTTATAGAACTTTTGTTGTTCTTCTAAATGTTCTTGTATAAAATCTTCATGTAAATAACTTGCTGCAACTTCTATTGCATTACCAGTAGCTATAGCCATACTTTCATAATTTGTAGAATAATTTACGTATACAGGCCATTCTGCACATGTTTCATACAATGCTCCAAAGTTATTTGTAATTACATGTACACCAGAAGCTAATGCCTCTAAAGCTGAAGCACATGAAGTCTCTTCAAATATAGATGGGTAAACAAACATATCATAGCTTGGCATCTTTTCTAAAATATATTCATTTGGTTTATAACCAATATAATTTACATTGGGTAATTTCTCTGCTTGCTCATATAAAGGTTGAAATGCATCATCATTATGTTTTTTAAATTCATCTCCATAGACTTGCGATGAACTATATATATCCATTATAATATTAGGGTTTTTAATTTCTTGCATTGCTCTAAGAACTACATTTAATCCTCTCCATGGTGTACAGTGATGTATAAGTTTTATAGGATCTCCTTTTTTATAAATCTTTCTTATAGGAAAATTATCTATACCATTTTTTATAACAATAGATCTTTCTGTTGGTATATCAAAAAAGTATCTAAACTTTTCGTAATTCCAATGACTATTAAATACATACCAATCATATTCTTTATGTCTTGATTTATCTCTGAAGAAAGGTTGTAGATTATTTTGATCCCAAGAATTCTTTTGCCAAAGTATATTAACTTTATTAGAATCTATTGGTACTTTACCAGGAATAGAAGTACATATTTGTACTTGATCTAACAGATCTTTTGAAACATGCTTATTCAGCATCTCCATTTGTATTTCGGTTGCGCCTCGAGGTTGCATTATTTTTTTGTGGCAGCTCCCATAGTAACCTTAGTAACTTTAATTTCTAGGTCTTGTCTAAAATCATCCACAGTAGTATCAGTGTTGGGATCAGCAACATCAGCATCAAAATCATCTTTACTAGCATATACTTTACCAGTCCTTTTATGTTTTACAATTTCTTTTGCTTCTGCTGGTATTTTAATTATATCACTCATTTTTGTCTCCGTCCTTGTCTATTATATTTTTTATTATTCTGCAACTTCTTTTTTTTATTAGGGCTCTTACAATGTCTTCTAGGTCTCTTCCTAGGTTTATCTCTTTCAACAAAGTCTTTAAATTTTCTAGCCATTTTCCTGTGAACGGTCTATTAAAGCATAACTAACAATACCTGTAATCTCATTAGCTGCACCTGCTTGCATTGATAAAACATCACTTGCTTCTAGATTCAAAGATCCTTTAACCATATTTGTAGTTGTTTTATTTAATTCTTCATAAGAAATTTTTTTAGCTGATCCACCTGATTTTGTAACTAAAGCGTGAGTATCTACATTACTCGCAGTATCGTGTACTGTTTGTATACTTTTTACAATAATAGTTGCATCACTAGGACACGTTAAAACTGGTGTAACGTTAGTAGTTGTTAAATCAAATGTTTCGCTTTTATATCTTATTGTCATTGCATAAAGTAATTAAACGAATCTTGTTCGTTTTTTAAGTCTT